GTGAGTGAGAGTCCCGTGTCCTTGGCCGTCTGCCCCATCGACGACAGCGAACTGCTCAGTGACGACTCGGCTCGGTCACTCGCTGATTCAGTCGCGTCGGCGAACTCCTCAGTCTCATTCTCGGCCTTGTTGATGCCACTTCGGTAGTCCTGACTATTGAGGCGGAGAAACCCCTCAACATCAAAGTTGTTCCCGCTCATGGGTTGGACTCAGGTATGTCGTCTTGGGCGTCGGCGACTTGTTGTTGCTGCTCGGCGAACGCGATCTCGTGAAAGTGTCGCACCTCGGCGGGCAACTGCCCCCACTCGTCGGCTGTCTTCCCGAACCGTGCGAGCAGGGTATGATACGCCCGCCCGTAGTCACTCGCCGCGAAACTCCTCGATCTGCGCTCGCTCCTGCTCACTCAGGTCACTCATGACGAGTTCCTCGAACGCCCGCTGGACGACCGGCATCGGAAAGTCGCGCCACCAGTCCCCGGTCATCCCGGGGTCGACAGAGTTCTCGGCGAGCGTCTCGTACACGAGTTCGATGAGGTCCTGTTCCGCGCCGGGGTCGTCGTTCATGACCCGCTGGCGCAGGTCGAGGGCGTCACTTGCGACACCGCCGCCCACGGGCTCGAACTCGACGGGCTCGTCCATGACATCGACGATGCGGCGCTGTCGTTCGCGCTTCTCTTCGAGCCGCGACTTCACGTCGTCAAACTCGACCTGTTCGGCGCGACGTTCCTCGCGTTCCTGCTTGATGTCGTCGAGGCGTTCGGCGACGAATCCGGGGTCGCCCTCGCCGCCCGAAAGCGCGTAGTTGCCAGCGACGTTGGCTGTCTCAGTCATGTGTGATTACGCCCCACTGGACGGCGGCGTGAGTGTTGGCTCCTTGTTGATGTGGAGGGTGATGTCGTACGTGACGGGGTTCTGATTCTCGAGCCCGCTGAACTCGACGGTCGCACTCGGGATGTTGAGCGTGAGTTCGACGTTGCCGCTCTCGGCATCGAGGTACTCGACGGTCACGCTCGACACGCGCCGCGAGCCGCTGACCTGATAGTTGCCGTCTGCGTCGACGATGCCAGCCGCCGAGAGGCCCTCTGCGGCAGCATTCTTGACAGCGGTCGTGAACTCGAGGGTCGGAGACGCGACTTCGGTGAACGTCTCGCTCACCATCTCCGCTGCCTTGCTGAAATCGGTTGTTGATTCGCCCGCGTCGAAGGAGACGGACCCCTCCTCGACGAGGGCGAAACTTGTACTGTCGATGGTCACATTGATGACCTTACCGCTAACTGCCGTATCGGTACTCATGATTGTGTATTGGGATGCTGTTGGTTGTTACACTCGAATGTCGCTTCGACGACGCCGAGGTAGCGATTCAGTTGCTCGTCGTGAGACACCTCGTCTTGATTCGAGATACCAGCTGCGTACCACACCTCACTATGGCTCGTCAGCTCGTCGACGACGGATGCCTGCACCTCCGCAACAGGCTCGGTCGTGTTTCGCTCGACAAAATCAAGCGTGGCGACGATTGGGACGCGGGCGCGGGCTGTCACTCGTTCCATGCGATTCGACCGCTCTGTCGAGTCGAGTGACGTTCCCACGGCGACGGTCACATCTCGGTCGTCTACCTGCTGGGCTCGGTGGGTGGGAACTATCGCCGCGGAGGGGAGGCTGAGACGGTCCTCGAGGCGGTCGAGGAGTTCGCGTTGCAGGTCGATGGCCCGGGTCATGCGAACCCGGCCTCCGCGAGTGCGTCGTCAACTGCCCGAGTGATACGGTCAACAGCCCAGGTGATGTTTTCCTTCCAGGCGGGTCTGAGATACGGTTGTTCCTCGATTCCCGTCTCGGAGATTGACTGCGCGACGGGGAACGCAAGGTCTGCGTCGCCCAGAACGCGTCGAGCCCAGTCCCGGAGCTCGCTTGGTGGCGGGAAGAACGGGTCGGTCCCGAACTCCTGCGGCGCTGCCTGCGGCTGATTCGACCCGACACGCACGACCAGGATGATATCACTCACCTGGTCGACGACACCCTCAATTGACGAGGCGAGAGTGCCTGTGTCGACGGGTGCCTTGCGACGAGCGTCACCGGCGACCTTCTGAGCGATGTCGTTCGCCGCCCCGCGTAGCTTCGGCGTGAGCAGGCTGTCGAGGCGGTCGAGCGCCTGCGCGAGTTCATCGGGCGTGAACTGCCCGGCGTCGAGTGTGAACGAGACATCAGTCATATCGCTCCACCTCCACCCGTTGGGCGAGGGGTCGGCCCCGCCGCAGGTCTCGCACGGTCTCGATGGTTTGGACTTCGAAGGTACCCTCCCGGACATCGAATGTGAGAAGGTCGCCAGACTGAACCGGAGCCTCCGGCGCAAACCGTGCGGTGAGCGGGCGTTGCACCCGCTCGCCAGTCTCCTGCCGGACAAACTCCACAGACTCGTCGGACACCGCACAGGAGACGCCGCTGGCAACCTCCGTGCGCTCTTTGAGCGGTTCGCCGAGGCCGTTGGTACTCCCGGTCTCGACAAGCCGCTCGATAGTCGCCGTCTGCGGGCGTCTGGTGAGTTGCTGACGCATGTCAAGTCAGATGATGTTGCTGCCGCCGTAGAACGTCGGTTCGTCGAACGAGACGGCACGACTGAGATGTCGAGCCACCACCTGCTCCGGAATCTCGTAGTCGACGGACTGCCCGTCGATACTCTCGCTGGTGATGCCCTCGCCGTCGATCTCGACAAGAGCCTGCCGCACCAGCCCGATGATAGCACCAGCCACCGGCTGCGGTATCTCGGACTCCGGGTAGCCATGCGTCCATGTGACCTCGATACTCCGACGTGCACGGGTTCGTGAACATCGCCTGGTCGTCGGGGAAGCTCGTGAGACCGACGATGTCGTAGCCGAACGGGGACACATCCTGGTCGCCCTGGAGCACCGCCACACCGAGCCCGTCGTTGCGGTCGGTGAGCGAGTTGTAGTACCGCTGGACGTTCCGACGGCTGGTGATGAACACCGGGTCGGTTCGGAGGTACTTCTGCTCGATTGTGAGCGCGGCCTCGTTGAACAGCGTCGTGTTGACGCCGCCGCCAGCGTGGTCGTAGGACGGCATGGTGTTACTCCCAAGCCGGTCAGAGGCGCTGTCTGCTCCGTCGGCGATGGCGAGAAAGCCGTTGTTGATGCCGATGAACTCCGAGTCTGGCTCAGCGTCTGCGATAGACTCGTCGCCGTTGGCGGCGAGATCGGCGGCGTCCACGGCGAACTGCTGTTCGTACTTCGAGAGGAGCACGTCGACGATGTCATCGACGGTGTCCTCCACGGCCTCGCTGGTCAGTTCGTATGGGATGGTCGTCTTGACCGGGTCCAGTTCGACCGCGCCGGTGACTGCCTCGTTTGCCCCACCGGACGGGGCCTGCCCCTCCGACTGCTCGCGCATGATGCGCTCACCCACGCCGATTTTCGGGATGGCCTCCTGCTGGCGGGAGAGCGTTTCTGTCCGGATGATGTTCAGGAGTTCTGCCTCTTCCTGGACCCGCTGGTAAAACTCCTCGAACAGGTCTCGCGGCAGGACGCCCCCGGACAGGTTGCCCGTGTCGTTCTTTTCAAGCTGCTCCATGCTGTTGCGATTCGCCTCGCGTGCGTTACTCTGACTCTGACTCATTCGTTGAATAGAGAGTTGTGTTGTCCGTGTGGTTGTCTTGCTGTCCACTCCGTCGGCGGGCGCTGACGCGGCTCACCAGTCGCTCCGGCACCAGCGAGCGCCGGAACTGCTCGACCTCGTCCGGCTCCTCGCCGGAGCCGCCAGCCCCCTCTCCGAGTTGTCTGCGCTCATCTCTGTGGCCTCCTCCTCGTCGTTGTGGCCGCCCTGTTCGGCACCGCTCCCGCCAGGCCCGCCGGTGTCGGCGCCGTGTTGCTCGACGGCCTCTCGATAGAGCGCCATCGAGCGACCCGGCATATACAGTTCGCCCACGCCTTCGATAGTGTGGGCGTGCGATTCCTCTGCCAGTCCCAGGTCGCCGGCGACCGCCTCGGCCTGCCCCGCGTCGGGATGTCAGCCGCTTTTGTTGGCCCCGTGTTGTGATCGGACGTCACGCCCGCGCCAGTATCCTCGCCGGAGTTACCCGAGTCATCGGCCTGGTTGTCGCCGCCACCGCCACCGTCACCCGGAGCAAACCGAGCGACCGCAGCCCGGATGCGCTCCGCAACACCATCACTGGACGCGGCTTCACGCTCGCGTGGGTCCGACACCTCACGGAGTCGGTCCTCACGGTTGGCGACGTGCATCGTGTCGCCCCGGCCCCGCTCGTCTTCGCGCGGGCTGGCCTCCTCGCCGAAGCCGTCCCACACCTCCAGCAGATATACCGGGTTGTCCTCCTCGGCTTCGACAGTCACGTCGCCGGAGATGGCGTCGTCGAAGCCCTCTCCCGGCTCCTCTATCACGTCGACCACCTGCCCACGAGAGTCGCCACCGAGCCGGGGCCAGACGGTCCACGTGCCTGTGCTGTACTCTGCCTTTAGATTCGCTGCTACTGTGTTCGTGTCTGGATTGTATTCGTTGGAGTCACTCATAGATGCCACCTCCGGGTAAGGGAGGTCCTCGTCGGGCACCGTCTCGTCGGCCTGGGCCCGTATCAGGTCGTTTGCGCGATGCTGTGCCCACTCCGCTGCTGTGCCGGTACCGAGGCCACCCCATAGCGCATACTGGACCGGCCCGCACCGACTGGTCCACACCTCGTCCGACCACTCCGGCGGGGTGCCCTCGACGTCGGCCACATCGTCGGCGTGACTTGCGAGATACGCGGGTATCGGCGTGCCGTTGTCCCGAGACAGAAAGTCCTCCGGCCCGAGGTCGCCGCTGACTATCTGTTCAGCCCGCTGTTCGCCGCGGCCAGACCCACAGCCACCGATGTCATCAGCGAACTCCTGCTTTTTCGACAGTGCCAGCTGGGCGGCGTTCCGCATGAACCCCGGCGGCGTCAGGTCGACCGTCGTGCCGTTGACCTCAACTTTACACTCGGCGTCTCCCTCGAGTTTGCTCTCAGCCTGCCAAGACCCGCACACAGCCTCGGCCTCCGCCCGGCTGGTACCCTCGCCGGAGATTGTCGAGACGCAATCGCCGAAGTCCTCGAACGTGGCACCGTTCGGGGCACTGAACGGCTTGCCGATGCTGGGGCTGGTGTCCTCGGTCTTCACCGTGTCGGAGTGCATGACCTCACACAGCCGCTCGGCGTCAGCCTCGCTGTGACCGCGCTCAACCAGCGCCTCGATACACGCCTGGCCGCCGGCAGCTAACTCGTCGACATGGTCCTTTTCTGTGGCCTTGAGCACCTGCACTGTCGCTGGCTGCACGGCGGGCTGGTCAACCGGCGAGAATTCGAAGATACGAACCGAGTCGATGCGTTGCACCGGGGCATCGTCGGGCCACTCAGCAGAGCGCGTGAGGTCATCCGGCGTCTCCTCGGGTGACAGCGTCTCGCCCTCCACCTCGTCGCCGCCGATGCTAAACCCGCTGATAGTGCCGTCGCGGAACAACGACCACAACCGACTGTCGTGAACCTTCACCGAGACGACCCATGTGCCCGCGCTGTACTGCTCAGAGCCGATCTCCTCGGCCTCGTCTAACACGCGAGACTCGATAAGGCTCACTTTCTGCCCGGCGTCAACAGCGTGCATGAGACGCTGTGTGGCCTCGCCCTGCTGGAGTCGTCGAAGATACGCATGGGCCTCTCGCTCGATTGTGTCTGGCCGAAAGAAGTCGCCCTGCGTATCTATCCGATTCGGGACCAACAAGACACCGGTCGCTATCTGTCGGTCTTCGTCTTTCCTGACCCACTCGCCAGTCTTTCGTAGTGTTGTTGTCATGTGTCTCTATCTGTTGTGGTCGTGGTGTGGTCACACGTTGAGTCGGCGGCCGGCCCGCAGTTGCGCCACCTCGTCATCGGTGAGATCGTCCGCAAAAACGGGCGTCGCAAAACATCGGCAATTTGCGATCTCGTGAATCGGCCCGTTCGGATCGCCCGGATGGAGCAGTTCGGCACGGCCGTCCGAACTGACGAGCAGGAACGTGCCCTCGACCGGCGCTATCTGTCCGTCAGCATCGAGGTGTGACTCTCGTGCCCTGCCGTCGTTGGTGGCGTGCCAGCGCTCGCCGACCACGCCCGG